GCGAGCAATCGCCGAGAAGAGAGACCCGAGCCCGGCCGAGTGGGCGGAGCTGCAGGAGGTCACCGACGCCCTGCATCACCGTATCCAGGCGGCCACCGATCGCGAGGATGGCGGTGCCTGACATAATCGACGCCGCCCAGGCTCGCGAAGAAACCGACCGCGCTGATGCGCTGCGGTCGGCCCTTTGCCGGCGACCGGTCACACCCTCGAAGATCTGCGTGGAGTGCGGAGAAGAGATCCCGCTGGCTCGGCGCGTGGCTTACGAAACGAACACCTGCGTCCGATGCCAAGAGGACAGGGACCGCGCGTCGCGATGATTGAGTGGTTCGGAGAGCTTCCCGCCTGGCTGGGCGCGCTATCTGTCGCCGGCAATTTCCTGCTGGCGATCGGCTTGTTGTACCTGCGGTCCATCTTCCCGACCCGCGGTGACCTGGCTGAGGAAGCTGACGCCCGAAAGCTCGCCGTCGAGCGGCACGATCAGCGGCTGAACGGGATCGAGACGCTCATCTCGTTGATGCAGCAGAAGGCCGAGACAACCCCGTCGCACCGGGACTTCAACAATCTGCTGGTGTCGCTCGAAGCGATCCGCGGTGACGTCAAGGCGGTGGTCGGTCAGATGAACGGCATGGATCGGGCGGTCAGCGCGATCGGCCGCAAGGTGGACATGCTCGTCGAGAACGAAATCAAGGGAGCCAGTCCATGAGCATCGCCGAGATGGTCAAGGAGGAGTGGCGGATCACGGTCCTGGTGTCGCTGAAGGAAGCGCCGGACGGCAGCGCCTACGAGGGCCTGCTTCAGTCGATGATCGCGAAGTACCACAACCACTTCCTGTCCCGCGAGGACCTGCAGATCGAGCTGCGCTGGCTGCGCGACGCCGGCCTGGTCCGCTTGCACGAGAACGTCACGCCCAGTCGGATCACGTACACCGCCACGCTGTCGGACAAGGGGCTGGCGGTAGCCGAGGGCCGACTTCGGGCTGCAGGCGTTCGCCTGCCGGGCCAGTGAGGCTGACCTATGGCTAAGCCTGGTCCCAAGAGCAAGATGGCCCGGCTGGATCCGGCTATTCTGGAGCAGATCAATCGGTTGCTGGTCGACGAAGGCCGCACGATCGACGACGTCGTGGAGTATCTCGCGTCGCTGCGCCTGGACGATACGCCATCGCGCAGTTCCGTGGTTCGCTGGAGCGTCTCCACCGCCAACATGCGCGGCGACATGGAGAAGATGCGCGCGGTCACCAAACAGTTGGGTAAGGAGTTCGGCGCGCAGGATAACGATAGCGTTCGGTTCCTGATGCAGATCGCACAGACCATCGCTTTCAAGATCATGAACAAGCAGGCCGGCGAAGACGGCGGGATCGAGATCGAAGAGTTCATGCTGTTGATGAAGGGCCTGAAGGACCTTTCAACCGCTCGTAAAGCGACGCTCGATGCCGAAGAGAAGATCCTGGCCAAGCTGAAACGTGATGCCGCCAAGCTGATCGACCAGGCCGCGCGCGACGCCATTGCCGCCGGAGAGGGCAAGGGCCTGACGCCGGAGCGCCTGGCGCAGCTGCGCCGGGACATCCTGGGCGTGCGGCTCAAACCCACATGAGTGAGCTGCTCGCCACAACGGCGCTGTCGCCGCCGCGATCGCCGATCGACGACTTGCCGCTGGGAGTGCTGCCGCCAGACGATCTCGATCCTCTGGCGGATGGCATTCTGATGGCCCACCAGGTGGACTGGGTCGCGGACGAGTCCGATTTGAAGCTGGCGGAGAAGGGACGGCGAACCGGCATCACGTTCGCCGAGGCCCTGGCTAGCACCCTGATCGGTGCGGCGAGTCCGGCGGCCGGCGGCGACAACACCTTCTACATCGGCGACACCAAGGAAAAGGGCCTGGAGTTCATCGGGACCTGCGCCAAGTTTGCGCGTGCCGTCGCGAAGGAGCTGCTGAGCGTCGAGGACTTCCTGTTCGACGACGTCCAGGACGATGGAACCTCCCGGCAGATCCAGGCCTATCGGATCCGGTTCGCGTCGGGCTTCCAGATCTGCGCGCTGTCCAGCCGGCCGGCCAACATTCGTGGCCTGCAGGGTCGGGTGATCATCGACGAGGCGGCGTTCCACCCGCAGGTGCGAGCTGTGATTGACGCTTGCAATGCGCTGCTGATTTGGGGCGGCAAGATCCGGATTATCAGCACCCATAACGGCACGTTGAACGCCTTCAACGAGCTGATCAAAGAGACCCGGGAGGGGCGATACGACTACAAAATCCACCGGATCACCTTCGACGACGCGGTCGCCAACGGTCTCTATGAGCGGGTGTGTCTGCTGCGGAACTGGACGCCCTCACCGGAAGCCAAGGCCGAGTGGTATCGCAAGGTGCGGCGATCCTACGGCACCCGGGTGGATGCCATGCGCGAGGAGCTGGACGCGGTCCCGCGCGAAGGCGACGGCGTCATGCTGCCGCTGGCATGGATCGAGGCGTGCAGCGTCGAGGACTATCGCGTCGCCCGCTGGGAGCCGCCGGTCGAAGGATTCGTCGATTTGCCCGAAGGCCAGCGCCAGGCCGAAATGCGCGCCTGGCTGGATGAGAACGTCGGCCCGCACCTGGTCGCGCTGAAGGATCTGCCGACGGCGATTGGCGAGGACTTCGCGATGCGCCAGGACCGGACCTGCATCGTGATCGGCTACACCGCGCAGAACCTGGTGCGGCGCACGCCGCTGTTGGTCGAGCTGCGGCAGTGCCCCTATGACCAGCAGAAACAAGCGCTCTACTACATCGGCGAGCGGCTGAGCCGTCTGCAGCGCATGGTGCTCGACGCTAACGGCAACGGCATGGTGCTGGCCCAGGAGGCGCGCCAGAAGTTCGGTTCGAATCGGGTCACCGAGTTGATGGCCAACGACGCCTGGTACCGGGAGCACACGCCGAAGTTCACAGCTGCCTTTCAGGACAGGACCATCGCGATCCCGGCCGACATCGATGTCCGCGACGACCTGCGTCAGTTCCGGGTAGTCGGCGGCGTCGGCAAGATCCCGAGCGACATTCGCAACGAAGGCAGCGATGGCGGCCGCCGGCACGGCGACGCCGGCCAGGCGCTACTGCATTTCTACGTGGCGACCCTGACCGGCATCGTGGAGTTCGGCTACGAGGCCGCGATTCCGCTGCGCCGCCGGGTCGATGAAGCCTCGGCCTTTGGAACCGATGACGAAATGCCCGGCGCCCGCTTCGGGCGCGGGGCCTGGTAGGAGCAACGTCGATGGCAACCCCGATCCTGGTTGGCGCGGACGGTGTGACGCCGCTGCGCCGCGCCGATCTGCTGGATGAGCTGGCCGGCCCGACAATGGCCGGCGTGCGCCGCCCGATCGGCGAGCACCCGTCGCGCGGCCTCACACCGGCGCGCCTGGGCAGCATCCTGCGCGGCTCCGAGGAAGGCGACCCGGTGTCGTACCTGGAGCTGGCCGAGGACATCGAGGAGAAGGATCTGCACTACGTCGGCGTGCTCGGCGCTCGCAAGCGCGCGGTCGCCCAGCTGGAGATCACCGTCGAGGCGGCCGAGGACAACGCCCCTTACATCGAGCACGCCGACTTCATCCGGGAGTGGCTGCGCCGCGACGAACTGGAAGACGAGCTGTTCGACATGCTCGACGCCGTCGGCAAGGGCTTCAGCGTCGTGGAGATCCTGTGGGAGACGACTGCCAAGCAATGGTGGCCGAAGCGTCTGGAGTGGCGCGATCCACGCTGGTTCATGTTCGACCAGGTGGACATGCGCACAATCCGGCTGCGCGGCGATGACGGTCAGCCGCAGCCGCTCGCCGCCTACAAGTTCATCACCACGATCATTCAGGCGAAGTCCGGCATCCCGATCCGCGGCGGCCTGGCCCGGCCGGTGGCGTGGGCCTGGCTGTTCAAGAACTTCGTCCTCAAGGATTGGGTGTCATTTCTGGAGACCTATGGCCAGCCGCTTCGGCTCGGCAAGTATCCAACCGGTACTACGGCCGACGATCGCCGGATCCTACTGCGCGCCGTATCCCAGCTTGGCCACGACGCCGCCGGCATCATCCCGGACAGCATGGCCGTGGAGTTCGTCGAGGCGGCATCGAAGGGCGACGGCGGCCTGTTCAGCGGCCTCGCGAACTTCCTCGACCAGCAGGTGTCCAAGGCGGTCCTCGGCCAGGTCGGCACCACCGACGCGATCGCCGGCGGCTATGCAGTCGGCAAGGTGCACGACCAGGTGCGCACCGACATCCAGCAATCCGACGCCAAGCGCCTAGCGGTCCCGATCAACCGCGACCTGGTCAAGCCAATCATCGACCTTAACTTCGGGCCACCGAAGGACGGCAAGTATCCGCGGGCGTTCATCGGCCTGCCGGATCAGACCGACATGACCGCGCTGATGCCGTTGATCGAGAAGTACGTCGGCATGGGCGGCAAGGTCGGCTCCGCGGTGGTGCGCGACAAGCTGGGCCTGCCGGATCCGGACGACACGGAGGAACTGCTGAAGCCCGCAGCGAAGGCGCCGGTGCCGGGCGCCGCGGAGCCGGAGGCCGAAGCGATCGACGCCCCCGACACGACCGGCAAGGTCAAACAGCAGCTGGCCGCGGCACAGCCCGGCCAGGACGATGCGATCGACGACCTGGCGGCAGGGGTGCTCGGCGACTGGGAGCAGATGATGGACCCGGTCGTCGACCCGATCCGCACGCTGCTCGACCAGGTGACCAACCTGGAGGAGTTCCGCGACCGCTTGCCCGAGTTGGTCGGCCAGATGGATCCGGTCGAGGTGACCGAGGCTCTGGCGCGAGCCGGCTTCGCCGCCCGGCTGGCCGGCGAGTTCGACGCGCCGATCGCCGACCTGGACGGCTGACCCATGCCGATTGAGCTGAAGCCGCTGCCGCCACGGGAGGCGATTGACTACTTCCGCGCCAAAGGCTTCAAGCCGTCGTTCGCCTGGCAGGACGTGTGGCAGGGCGAACATGCCAGGAGCTTCACCGTCGCGAAGGCCATGCAGCTCGACGTGCTGGAGGACATCCGGGGCGCTGTCGATCGGGCGCTGAGCGAGGGCGCGACGCTGGAGCAGTTCCGCCGGGAGCTGGAGCCGACGCTACAGGCCAAGGGATGGTGGGGCCGGCAGCGCGTCGTGGATCCCCTCACCGGCAAGGAACGCCTGGTGCAGCTCGGCAGCCCGCGCCGGCTGAAGACGATCTTCGACGTGAACCTGCGCACGTCTTACGCCGCCGGCCGGTGGGACCAGATCCAACGCACCAAGGGTCTGCGGCCGTTCCTGCGGTATGTCTCGGTGCAGGACCGCCGCACGCGGCCCGAGCACCTGGCGTGGCATGGGACGGTGCT